AGAGTGTCAGGAACACCCAACTAACAAACATTGTTTAGTGTATTGCGATTAGATAACTTTGTGTTATAATGTATTCATGAATAATGAGTACGAACATCCTGACTTTTACAAAAGCCCAAATGGTGTGGTGTATGAAAAAAATCCAAAGATAACATACCCACACCTTTATGCTGTGTTTCTATTAGATTCGCATAATACAAGTTGGTTTTATATACGTGAGGATAGAACGTGTTATTGGGAACACACTCGCAAAGATAAGGACAAGGTTACTGAAGAGGCAGAGGGATTACAACTTGATCTGTTCGGTAAACCAATATTATCTAAGGAGTTTATTATGGATGCAATCTTATAGGAACCTTGACAGGTTCCTTTTTTTTATATATAATAAGTAAAAATACTTATTCAAATGAATCACGCACTATTTATTGGTATCATCGGGTCTTATCTTCTCGCGAGCACAGTTTTAAATCCCTTTGTTTTTGCCTAAATACATTGTATTGAATAATCCATGATTAAAGGAGTTTTCAAATATCTCGAAGAGATTAAAGATGCTGCTAGATACATGTTACAGGGTTTGTCTGTAACTCTTTCTCATATGGGGAGGAGACCTGTAACGATTCAGTATCCTTACGAAAAACTCATACCATCAGAAAGATATCGTGGACGCATACACTATGAGTTTGATAAGTGTATTGCATGTGAGGTATGCGTTAGGGTATGCCCAATTAATCTACCAGTGGTCGACTGGGTGATGAATAAACAGACAAAGAAAAAAGAATTACGTAATTATTCAATAGACTTTGGTGCTTGTATTTTCTGCGGTAATTGTGTAGAATACTGTCCTACCAACTGTCTATCTATGACGGAGGAATATGAACTCGCTACATTTGACAGACATCAACTTAACTATGATAATGTCGCTCTTGGACGACTTCCCACTAATGTTACAAGCGATCCCACTGTTAGGTCACTTCGTGAACTTACTTATCTACCCAAGGGTGAGATGGATCCACACACAGTCAAAGACAATGACCCTAGAGTAGGTAAACTTCCAACAGAGGTATTGGATTGGATGACAAAATAGATAAGATACCTAAATGGTTTTACAACACCGTGATCTCTATGGGAGTCATGGTGTTTGTTGCTTTCGGATTAATATTTTTTGGAATGACATGATAATAGTTTATATAATAGCATTTGGTTTAATTATACTTCTTGCTAACCACCTTTATCCAGATTGGTAAAACATGACTTTTGCAACAATTTTATTTTTTTTCTCTTTCCCTTTTGTTCTTCTCACCATCTACATGGGAACAAAGGGTGGATATTATGACAGCGATGATTATAATGGTGATGGTTGTGCCCATGATGTAAAACGATGATCTATCATGCTATTCTATATCTGACAATATTTGTCTTGATTATTCTTGCCTTTGGATTTTTTGATCCATGACACTTGACTAACCATCAGTTTATGGTATAATTAGATGAGGAGATAATTTGTTATGTCAATTAAAGTTGCAGTTCTACAATCAGGTGATCAGATTGTTGCAGATATGAAAGAGATTGTATCTGAAGATAAACCAATCGCATACTTATTTCATAAACCTCAAAAGGTAATATTAAATAATCAAATTGTTTTATCTGAGAACAAGGATCAATCTTCAGTTGAGGTAACTCTCGCAAATTGGATATTAATATCTGATGAGGATGATGTCCCTGTATCAGTTAATCAGGTGGTTGCATTAGTTGAACCAGTTGCTAGTATAAAGAAAATGTATGAGGAGAAAGTAAATGGATCAGATTATTAAATGTTTATTACTTAAGAATGGCGACCTATTAATCTCTCAGATTATGGAGATTGATACAGAACTTGGTGGCCCTGACTGTAAGATGATTAAACCATATAAAATGGTGAAGGTAGAAGATGAATATAAATTGGAGACTTGGTTGGACTTCACTTCACAAAGTGAAATGATGATACATTCTGATAGTATTCTTACCATAGTTACTCCAACACCTGCTATACTATCTGAGTATGTTGAGTTGATTGCCTGATGAGATTCTACACTAATGTTCAGTTAGTTGGAAATAATTTTTTAGTTCGTGGTTATGAGAATGGAAAACATTTCATGACACGAGAGTCTTTTTCACCAACTCTTTTCGTTCCTTCAAAAAGAAAAACAAAATATAAAACACTTACTGGAGAACCAGTTGAACCAATCAAACCCGGTTCAGTTCGTGATTGTAGAGAATTTATCAAGAAATATGATGGTGTGCAAAATTTTGATGTTTATGGAAATGACAGATATATCTATCAATATATTTCAGAAATGTATTCTGAAGAAGAAGTTAAGTTTGATATCAACAAAATTAAATTGACTACTCTTGATATTGAGGTCAAATCAGAAAATGGATTCCCTGATGTAGAATCTGCTGCAGAAGAAATACTACTCATATCAATACAAGATTATAATACAAAACAGATTCGTACATGGGGTCAAGGCCCATTTAATAACAAACAAGATAATGTCATTTACAAGTCATTCAATTCTGAGTATGAACTTCTAAATGCCTTTATCAATTGGTGGATGATTGAAGACAATACACCGGAAGTTATCACAGGTTGGAACATTGAACTATATGATATTCCATATTTATCCCGTAGACTTGAAAGGGTTCTTGGTGAGAAGTTAATGAAGAGACTTTCACCTTGGGGTCTTGTAACTGAAGATGAAATCTATATTGCAGGTCGTAAGAATATTGCATATGATGTTGGCGGTATCACTCAACTTGATTATCTTAATCTATACAAGAAGTTCACATACAAAGCACAAGAATCATATCGTTTGGATTATATTGCAAGTGTTGAACTTGGGCAGAAGAAACTTGATCACTCTGAGTATGATACATTCAAGGACTTTTATACAAAAGGTTGGCAGAAGTTTGTAGAATACAACATCATTGACGTAGAACTTGTTGACCGTCTTGAGGACAAGATGAAGTTGATTGAACTTGCAATCACAATGGCATATGATGCAAAAGCAAATTATGTTGATGTATTCTCACAGGTTCGTATGTGGGACACAATAATCTATAACTACTTAAAGAAAAGAAATATTGTTATTCCTCCAAAGAATAGGTCTAACAAGAATGAAAAATACGCAGGTGCCTATGTCAAAGAACCGATTCCCGGAAAATATGATTGGGTTGTTTCGTTCGATCTTAATTCTCTGTATCCTCACCTTATTATGCAATATAATATTTCCCCTGAGACCCTCAAGGATGAACGACATCCAACAGCTTCGGTTGATCGAATCCTTTCGGAAGAATTAAACTTTGAACTCTATCAGGATAGTGCAGTCTGTCCTAATGGAGCAATGTATCGAAAGGACGTTCGTGGTTTCCTACCAGAGATCATGGAAAAAATATACAAGGATCGAACTGTATACAAAAAGAAAATGTTGGAGGCAAAACGACAGTATGAAAAAACAAAAACAAAGAAGTTGGAAAAAGAGATATCAAGGTGCAACAATATCCAAATGGCACGGAAGATACAACTTAATTCTGCTTATGGTGCTATTGGTAATCAATATTTTCGCTATTACAAACTTGCAAACGCGGAAGCCATCACTCTATCTGGACAGGTATCCATCAGGTGGATTGAAAACAAAATGAATCAAAAGATCAATGAAATTTTAAAAACGGAGGATGTTGATTATGTTATTGCTAGTGATACTGATAGTATCTATCTCAATCTGGGGCCTTTGGTTGACGCTGTATACGAAGGGAGAGAGAAGACTAATCAAAGCGTTGTTGCGTTCCTTAACAAGGTGTGTGAAAACAAATTTGAACCTTTTATTGAGAGTTCTTACGAAACGTTGGCCTCGTACGTAAATGCGTATGACCAAAAGATGTTTATGAAGCGAGAGAACATTGCTGAACGTGGCATCTGGACAGCGAAGAAAAGATATATTCTAAACGTATGGGATAGTGAAGGTGTTCGATATGATGAACCTAAACTTAAGATGATGGGTATTGAAGCAGTGAAGTCATCAACTCCTGCACCTTGTCGCACTATGATTAAAGATGGACTTAAGTTGATGATGAATGGTACAGAAGAAGATGTGATTAAATTTATTGATGATTGTCGTGCAAAGTTTAAGACACTTCCACCAGAGGATATTGCTTTTCCTCGCACTGTATCAAATGTCAAAAAGTATTACAACTATACCGATATCTATGTAAAAGGTACACCAATACATTGTCGTGGTGCACTTCTTTTCAATCACTATATCAAGAAGAATAAACTTGATCGTAAGTATTCATTGATTGGTAATGGCGAGAAGATTAAATTTATATATCTTAAGAAACCAAATATCATCCGTGAGAATGTAATATCTTTTATTCAAGACTTTCCAAAGGAACTTGGACTTGACAAGTATATAGATTATGACCTACAATTTGAGAAGAGTTTCGTGGAACCACTCAAAGCAATACTTGATGCGATTGGGTGGAATGTCGAAAAAACTGTTAACCTTGAACTATTCTTTACATAATGGACTTACCTATTGACAAGCAAGAGTTCGACTACATAGTTACTGCACTGTGGAAATGTCGAAAGAGTGAAGATAAATGCGGAGAGTTATATAGTAAAATGAAATTGGTTCAAGAAGTGATGGATGCAAATCCCGGAGGGCCTTACAAAAGGATTCTTCGTGAACAACATAATATGGTGATATAATGAAAGAAGAAAAAGAACTATTACAAAAACTTGATGATATTGCAAGACAATTAAAAGGGAAGATTACATATACTTCCTATGGAAATAGTCAAGGTAAATCATCCAAAATAGTAACCATTGAATACGACATCAAAGAATAGTATGGATTTTTTAAAAGAAATAGTAAAAGAGATCGGAGATGAATATACGCAAATTGCGTCAGACATTGATGAAACTGAAAGATTCATTGACACAGGATCCTACATTTTTAATGGACTCATTAGTGGGTCTATTTTTGGCGGTGTTTCTAGTAATCGCATTACTGCTATCGCTGGTGAGTCGAGCACTGGTAAAACTTATTTCTCGCTTGCTGTTGTCAAAAACTTTTTGGATACTCACCCTGATGGGTATTGCCTCTATTTTGACACTGAAGCAGCAGTCAATAAAGGATTACTGGAGTCTCGTGGAATTGATACGACACGGTTGGTTGTTGTAAATGTTGTAACAATCGAAGAGTTTCGTGGAAAGGCACTTAAGGCAGTTGATATATACCTTAAGACAAATGAAGCAGATCGCAAACCTTGTATGTTTGTATTGGATTCTCTTGGTATGTTGTCAACGGAGAAGGAGATAAGAGACGCATTAGATGACAAACAGGTTCGTGACATGACCAAATCACAACTTGTCAAGGGTGCATTTAGAATGCTTACACTTAAACTTGGTCAAGCAAATATTCCACTTATAGTTACAAATCACACTTATGATGTCATCGGATCTTATGTCCCGACTAAAGAAATGGGAGGAGGCTCTGGCCTCAAGTATGCCGCGTCTACGATCATTTATCTCAGCAAAAAAAAGGAAAAGGATAAGACAGAGGTTGTTGGAAACATTATTAAAGCT